CATCAACTAAAGTAACTTGATCAATGTTATATCCAACACTACCTTCAATAGTGCTAAACACATCTTGAGTAACGGTATCTATCAAATCGATTGGCGACTTAGATACTAAACCATTGTTAAAGAGTTTTATTCCTGGATTAAATTCTATGATAGGTCTTTTAGCTCTACTATCTGCATCTAGTGCATATTCTTCATTGTTAATTTCTGCACTCTTTTTAATTACATCAGAATGTATCCATCTATTATATCTACTCCAGGCATTTAAATCTGGACTAGCTCTATTAATTGTAATATAATCTTTTTGACTAGGATAGCCTATTGCTAAACTATAAGGTAATTCGTCAAATCCATAATTATCAAAAGGAAGTTGCACATCGTCTGATACTATTCCTGCTGTATTTAAATCTTGCGCAGATATAAGTGTAATAGCATTTCCTACACCTTCTATATAAAATTCACCTGTAGCATACTTTTCAGGAATAACATTTCCTGTAAAATAAACTTTCATACCATTTGATAAATCAAAACCTTTACTTGTTGTATAAGTTTTTTTACCTAATATTTCTTTTTCAACATTTATAGTTGTTCCGTCTTCTATATTAAAAACGTTAATTAAACCACTAGTGTTTATATTGTTAGCTGAGATATAATAGATGCTATCTTGTAAATTTTCAGGTACTCTAAAAGTAATTGTGCCTTTTTCTATATACCCTCCAAAGTCATCACCTTCGTTCTCAATTTCTATGCCAGTTTCTATTAGTGTGCTTTCATTAGTTACACTATCTTCAAAAGTTTGACCAGGTTGAAAATCTCTACTAAATGCAAATGCAAATGGATGTCCCGGGGTGTCAATTTCAAATTTGTATGTTTGACCTTTGTATAACTCTATAGTAGGATTTTTTGTTAAACCATCCGGCGAAAATACAAAAGATTCGTTGTCGCTATCGTATTCAAGTGTTACTTTGTAGGTACTTACAATATCTGTAGTTTGTCCATACACAGATACTGCACTAGGACCATTTGGCATCCAATAGTATTCTCTAAAGTTACTAAATTTATCAAAGTCAATATGTGCATTCCAAGAATACATATCTTGAGCGTTTAACACACTTTGATTTTCAATATTGCTATTAAAGGATTCTAACTGACCTAAGTAGTCTATATAATCTTTGTGAAACGTAACATTGTCAAGATCATCTTTGATTACTAGACTAGGCTCTAACTGATATGTTTCTCTACGAAAACTTACATCTGTAAGATATGTAGAATCATTAATATTTGCTTTGGCATTTTTCCTACCTACAAAAGAACTTAATTTTTCTACTGCTCCAGGAGAAAATAATTGATCTATAGTAGAATTTACAAATTTTTCGTTTGTACCAGTTCTAAAAAATCTTGGCAAAAATTTAGAATGTTTTCTGTTTGAGCTTCCTACTGGATAATCGTTTTGATCTTCAAATGCCATTCAGTTTATTCCTTAATAACTCGATGTATTACTTGTTATGTTTGCGTTACCTGTTGTATCAGCTGTTACAACTTTTCCCTCTGCTCTTAGTTTTGTTTCAGTGATTGCGTCTATAATTTCAATATCATTTACGGTTGCAGCACTTGCAAAAATTTCATCGCTTTCAGCTTTAATTTCATACAAACTTCCGAAGTACTGATCTGCTTGTACAGGAACTAATATCACGCTGCTTAAATCAGGTGCCATTTCTTTCATAATGTAAGCGGCTAATTCACTAAAGTAAAATGTCTCTCCAAAATCCCAATTTTCTAAACTAAAAAACTTGTTAATTGCACTAATTACGTTGCTTTTAATATTGTTATCGTTTAAGACTTCGCTTTCATTTTTTACAACTTTTATTTTAGCTTGCAGGTTTTCCGGTGCTTTGCTTCCAAACAATGCTTTGTATTTTACAGGATGGTAAATTATTTCGTCGCTTATACTTTTAATTAAATTTAATTCTTGACCGTACAATACAAATAATTCATCACTGCTCGGTGCCAGCGGTTTTGTAGTAGTATTGCCTACTAGCCAACTTCTATAATCTGTGTCATAAGTCCTAGTTAAAAGATATGTATCAATTATGTTGCTTACACTAGGGTCTAATCTACGATTTTCATTTGCTGCATGATAATATCTAAACTTGATATCATTTCTACCTTCAAATGCTCTGTAATCGTTAATTAATACTAAAACACCATTGACAATTTTTTTAAAGAAATTCCAGTAACTAAAATAGAAAACTTGTCCTTCGTCATATTGACTTATTGCGCCGATAAATTCTTCTCTAGAAAAATTATCATTTATATTTTCAGCTGTTTTGTCTACATAATAAAATGCTTCACTATCGCCTAGATTAAAACGTTTTTCAAAAACATATGTAGCTAAACTTGTGTCAACTATTTCTTCAAAAATATCAGGATTATCTACAATGCCGTCATCGTCTGAATCAAAGAAATCTAATTCTACTTTTGTGCTGTCGATATATCCGTCTATATTAATATAACTATTAATAATTTGCCAGTCAAAATCTACATTAAAATTACCTATTTGTCCTGGTAAAGTGTTGATTCCTAAAACTTGTATTTTATCCTTGACAATTTGTTGAGATTTGCTATCATAAATTTTATCTTCTTTGTCAAAATAAAATCTAAGCTCGTCTGCACTACTAAAAATATATTGTAATCCTCTAGTGGTTACCGTATAGGTTTCGCCGTTTGTTTCAAACAACATAAGCCAACTTGCATCTAAGTTTCTACCAGAAAGATCTCCCTCTGAAGATATAGAAAAATCAGCAGTTGCATTTAAATCTTGATCAAGAATTATACGCCACATATTTTTGTTGTAATCGTATCTTAAACCAAATCTTTTTTGCGTAAACATTTGATCAATAAATTGATTAATTGTATCATTAGACAAGGCTGTTTTTAGTACTGGTATTATTTCAACTAATGTGCTATCTGTTTCTATGTTATCATTTAATGTAACAGGTCCTAACCCTGTTGTATCATCAACTAGTGTACCATTTTCTATAACACTTACAACTTTTGTCCACTTGTAAGTCAATGCATTAGGAACACCTGTTGGATCTCCTTGTACTAATTTATAGCTGTTTTTTGCATCATAGTAATAACCGCTAGGTGCATTGAATTTTAAAAATGCTCCTGTTTTTATTAGTGCCATCAGTCCACTAGTGTAAGATCCTAATACTACATTAAGACCATCTTCATCTTTGAAAAGACCTGTGCATTTATTTGTTTCAAATGTTTCTTTGTTCCAACGAATGTTTAAGTTACTAACACTTGTATTTCTAGGAAATTTAGTATAATAAAAATTACGCACTTTACTAGAATTTATAATTTCAGTAATTGAGTTTCTAGCAAAAAATTCTATGTCTGTTTGACTATCAAATTCAAATAACATTTTTTTATTAGTAAATTCTCTATAAAGAACACCGTCATTAGCATATAAATTTGTATTACTATACTTTCCGGTGGTATCTCTTAAATCAAAATAACGACTTACACCACTACTTGTTCTATTAACACTTTTTGTTTTTACAATTTCTTGACTTACACTCAAAGGACCGACGTTATAATCTTCACCAGTGATTAATCTGTTTTGGGTATAATAATTACTCGGTGCGTTTGTTTTTATGCTGTCAGAGGTTTCACTAACTGATGCATTATCAACAACAGATTGTAGTCCTAGTGTGACACTAAGTGTTTCAGTTTTGTTTGACTTACTTACGTAAGGAATAGATATTGTAATACCACGCAAATCTTTTGGTACAACTTTATATTGTCTATTTGCAGATTGTCTAAAGTATACTCTAAAGTTACCTTTTGGTAAATTACCAAATACACCGTCACTAAACATCAAACTTATAGTATCTTCGTCTCTAGTTAATACAGAGAAAATATTTCTTATGTTTTTTTCTAAACTATTGTAGACAATATTATTACCTTCAACTGCATCAACTTTAATCCATTCTTCTGTTTCATTTCCGTCTGCGTCTAATTTATAAAGCCAAACATCGCTATTATTAATGTTAGGAACATTAATATCTACTTTAGAATGAGGTACAGAAGTGTTTAATGTAAATTCATTGTTTTGTAACGAACCTTGTCTAAAATGCATAAAGTAACCAGTACTATTACTGCCTGGTCCTTGACCGTTATCTCTATAAAGGAAACTTAATTTGTTTCCAGGGTTAGGTGATTCTTCATATATTCCGTTTTGATTAAAAGATGTACTAGTAATTTCAAAAGTTTCTGATCTACCATCAACATTTTTTGAAAACTGGTAAACAGGAATATTTGTATTTGAAGCATTAAACCTGTATTGCTCGGTTGTAATACCTTGTAGTGCTTCACTTCTAATTGGTTTGCCAATAATGTTTGCAACAGGAAGTGCAGCATTTAAAACTTTCTTAAATTGTTCACTCCAATTTGGATTGGTACTATCATTCCATAAAACACTTTGTTTTGACAAGTTAATATTATTACTATCTATAATTTCTTCGGTTGTAGAAATACTTGTAATTTTTAACAAACCATTTGCAGGAATCACACGCTTTGGATTGTAACTTAGTAATCTTGCTGTACGTAGAACACTTTCTCTGCGTTCTGCTAATTCAATAAAATTTTCTCTAGCATTTAAATCTATACGATATGAGACGTTTTGCCCTAGTAGAGCAATCAAGTCAATTAATGCAATGTATTCACTTGATTCAATATAATCGTTAAAATCTTCTGGATAATTTTCACGCAAATAATTAATCATTGTTCTACGTAAATTGTCAAAATCATAGCTTTGAAAATCAGCATTACGGAATGACTGATAGATACGTTTCCAGTCTTCATTTTTTAATAATCTATTTTGTCTATCTGTTACAGCCATAGAGAGATTCCTTTATTATAGTATTTATCAGTAAGGATAAAGTGCGCAGTTAAATTAAGCCTGCTTGTTGGTCAAATCTTAGTTGTAAAGTTTCGCTGATACTATAATCTTTGTACGTTAAATTTACTTCAATTTGTAAGCCATTTTCGTATTGATCAATTTTGACTTCATTAGCTCTAACTCTAGGATCGTAATTAACAATATCAGTTACGTTCTTTTTTATAGCATTTTTCATAGGTACGGTTAATGGTTCAAAAAGTGCATCCCATATGATCGTACCAAACGTAGGATTCTCAAGTTTTTCGCCTTGACGTATATGAAAATGATTGATTATATCTTGTTTGATTAAATCTAAATCATAAAGATTTATTTTCTTTGGATCAGCAACCGTAGAAATACCTCTGTAACTTTTTGTTTTTACAGGTTGATTTATTTTATTATTTTGTAAAACAACATTCTTTTGTGCCATAATGTATTTAACCTTTAAATTGGTTGTCCGTTTTTATCGTATATTATCCTAGTTGAGTTTTGACGCAATCTAGGATCTTCTGGAGGTATAACAGCGCCGCCTATGTTCAATTGATATATTCCATCGACTACACTACCATTTGCTCCAAATATGTTTGCTAAAGATGTAGATACTTGCCCTACTTCTAAAAATATACTTCCATCTAAGTTGTTATTAGAAAGTTGTCTTCCTAAATTGTTTGCTGCTGTGCTTAAATCTCTTAAATCATTAGCAGGATTACTATCCCACGATAAAGAAGCTGCTAATTCGTTAACTTGAGATGTTGTTAGTCCTGACGGTTGTCCTTGTAATGTATTTTGCAATGCACCTAACAATACTTCTTTTTGGTTTGCAGGTAAAGATAAAATTGTATCTCCTAATTCACCTCCAAACTTACCTTGAGCAGCACCATATGCTTGCAGATAGGGAACTATTCCAGAAATATTAATTATTGCATCAGAATTATCGGATAAGAACTGAGCACTTTCAGTAGATGTTTTTTCAAAATTTTCTAATTCATTTCCTAAAATAGGATTTATTTCTCCTAATACATCTCCTGTGCTTCCTGCTAATGCACCTACGCCAGATACATTGCTATTAGGACTTAACATGCTTGATACTAAAAATCCCAAACCTTGTGAACTGGCGCCGCCTTTAATGAACGTATCTATTGTTATTTGTACATTTTGATAACCAGCATTTTTTACCTGTGTAGGATTGCTACTATCAATGCCATACGGTTTATCAGCACCAGTACCGGAGCCTTCGTTATTTGGTCCTTTACCACCAAATTCAAAGTAGCTACCTCCTAAACCTAAATTCATTTGGAAGCCACCGCTACCAAAACTGAAACTTAATGGTCCACTACTGAAATTAAATCCAAAACCGTCGGGTCCAAAACTTGCACTAATTGGTCCTGAATTAAAACTGCCTGAAAGACCACCTGGTCCAAAGCCAACATTTAATGGACCACTTGTAAATTGTCCTGCAATACCATTTGGCCCAAAACCTACACTGATAGGACCGTTACTAAATGCACCAGCTATTCCATCTGGTCCAAATCCTAAACTAAGAGGTCCTGCACTAAATTGTCCTGCATTTATTTTTCCATCTTGGAATTGTAATCCTACAGGTCCTACGTTTACTCCTGCAAGTTCACCGTTAGTGATAGTTAATCCGCCGCCTTTGCCTCCTATAGCAAAGTTATTTGCATCAAATCTACCATTGATAACACTTTCTGTTATACCTCGTAATGCAGGATTGCCAATTCTGCTTGCAACTATACTGCCTGCTGCATCTCTTACACTTTGCGGACTATTGAGATCTAAATTACGACCGTTAACATTTATGTTCACATTTTGTGCAATATTATTCATTGCGTTACTAAATGTTCCTGTACGTCCTGCTGTTGAATATCTTTGCTGAGGAGTAGCAGCAGATATTGTTGTTCCGTTACGGTCAGTTATCCTAGGGGTAGAACTAACAGGAGATCCAAATGCATCTCTAATAGTATTTCCTATTCTATCAAATATATTTGTTGCCATAGTTTGCCCCTTTTACTCTGGTCGTAATGGAATTTCAGGTAGTTCTTTACCTTTGCCGCTATCTTTCAATCCACTAATTAATGCCCTATCTGTTGCAACTCTTTCGCCTTCTGGTATATGCACATCGTTGGTATCAAAGGTTGCTTCTGTTTTTTCTGGTAATACTAAATTAGGATCCCAGTTTTCGTGTTCTGGCCAAGGTTCGTGTTGCGGAACACGTTTTGGAAACTTAGCTGCCAATGCTGCTTCGGTTACAATTTCTGCTTTGTCGCCTTTAGTTGCTGTTTCAGCAGTAGGTCCATTCATATGAATAGGTTTAGCTGTTTCATAATGACCTTTACTACTATTAATGTGACTTTGTTCACTTGTTATTTTTGTTTTTTTCACAACTTTCAAATTAAAGTCAGCACCGCAAACAATATTTAAATTACTTTCTTCTTTTGTAAAAATGTGCATATCCTTTAAACTAGTGATATATGTTTCTAAGTAGCTATTAAAATGGTTTTTTTCACCTGCTGTTATAAAATTGTCCTTTACAGCATACATCTGAATGTCTTTTGCTGCACTTACACGTAAATCTTGACCAATTCTTTGCTCGATATTTTTACCGACTTTTTGGAATATACTATCAGCAGCAGTAAAATTCATGTGTCTACCTGCTTCAACATTTATATCTCTATCAGCAACAAAATTAATATCGTTTTCACTATGCACACTAATTGAATCTTGTGCATAGATATCTATTTTACCATTACTTGTAAGTTCAATCCAAGTTGTGCCTCTGCCATTTGAAATATAAATTAAATCTTCTGAGTTATGTAATAAAATTTGATGCCCGGTTCTAGTTCTAAAACGCACCATTTCATTATGTGGTATAGCTTTGTCGCCGCCGCTACTTGCTTCTTGATCAAAATATTGATAAGGAGTATCTTTAGCAGGACCTTTTCTTAATCTTTTGTCATCGCCGTCATCAATTACTATGCTTTGACCGCCAAGTCTACTTTTATATACTTCTGCTTTTTCGTCTTTTACACCCCTAGGTGCTTTTGGACCTTTTTTATCTAATGGCCCTGGTGAACTTATACCGTAAACATTACTAGGAAGTTCTCGTCTTGCACTAGTGCTTGTAATCCCTCTAATATCATCGTCAGCTAACCCCGATTCTTTTAATTTTTCTATAAATTTTAAATTTAAAGGTTTTTTATTTTTAGTAGGATCTTTTTGTTCGCCACCGTCAATTCTTTTATTGTATTCTGCGGTTGGTAATTTTCTACTTGTAACACCTTCAGGAACTTGACCTTTAAAAAATTCAGTCACAGGTTGAGCTCCTGGTACCATAAAATTCATATACCTATCTTGAATGCAAGCAAACCAATAACCTTTATTAATGTCGCCGTCGACAAATCCAACCAAAACTCTTGTACCTACATCAGGAGGCACCGCCCAAAAACCATAACTTTGTTGTGTGTCTTCATATGTGTCGTTTAAACCTAGATGTTCAGGAGGAGTTGTTCCATAAAACACAGGAGCGTATTCAACATCAATAGTTTCGCCTTTATCTTCTGATTCATTACCTGTGCTATCATAATTTATAAGAGTAACTTTTAGTGTACCCATGTATCCAGGATCTAAATGACTAACTACTCTACCTATTTTAAATCCATATTTTTTGCTGCGTTCTGGTTCATCAGGGGTTCTAGTTTCTTCTTGTGTGTTAATTGGATTTATATCACTCATTCTTGATCAAAAGGGGAATAAGGTGCCCCTCCTCCTTCTACCATTTTAAGATTTGCATTTGCTGTTTGCGCAGTATCTACACTAATTTCGTTTTCTTGATTACGTCTTCTTAAAAGACTTAAACGTTGAGTAAACCTGCCACCTTCAAAAACATTTGTTAAACTAATAACTCTATATAATCCACTAAATGCTCCTAGTGTTGCTTGTCCACCGCTAACATTATCTTGGAAATAAAACCCATTTTCTGCATAATCAACTGGTGTTCTAAAATTAATCAAAATGTCTGTTTCTTGTCTATCAGCAGAAATACTACCATCTGCATTTATATTTGGTCCAGCATTTGCTGAATTATAGTTTCCTAAACCGCTATCACTTAAAAAATAAGGATCACCAAATATTTCTAAATCTAATGCAAGCAAATCAACTGCACTATTTAATATTGTATCGTTAAACAACTTTGCAACCTGATGTTTTGAAGAATTAGATGTGTTAGATCCACCAGTTTGTCCTGTACTACTACCATAAGTGATAACGGTACCTGTTTGAGTTGCACCTTCACTATAAATTAAATCACCACTTGTTAAATTTGTAGTTGTATTGTCTATATTTTCTTTTGCAAAAGCAACATCTTGTGTTGCACCTGTTTGTTGTTCAGGATTTTTGTTACCACTATCAGCAAACAAACTTGTGTAAAATGCACTATTAATTTTTATATCAAACGTAATAATATCATCATTTGCGCCGCTGTAAATATAATTGTATTCTTTAGCAACAGAATTTCGTAATGCACTATAACCTGTTCCGTCTTGTAAAGGCATTTGTAGAGTGCTACTATGCACTTTATAAGGAACTACTTGATAAACATAAGATTTAGCAGCCTTACCAGAAGTCCTTTGTTGTGTTCTATTAGGATCAATAAAAACTCGTGGAACAATTTTAAACCAGTCAATAAATCCTAAGCCATCAGGCGATTGATTTATTAAATTTTCGCCCCATTTGCTGCTTAGTAGAACATCTTCAATTATTGTTGTTATTCTTGTTCCTTGAGAATATGTAAAAGTTCTTAATTTAGAATCTATTACTACATCTTGCCTGTTATAAACATCGTTTTGATATGTATCAACTTCTGTAGGCATAGGTGTGCGCCCCGATGCTGTATGATCATCAATTATTTCTGCTTGTCCAAACTGATTTATTCCTACACTATCAGCAACACCTGTACTTCCTTCTGCATTTAACAAATTTTCAATGTATGCTCTGGTTGACGGATTGGTTTGAGATGACGATCCTGTACCAACACCTGATGCTTGTGTGCCTGCTGCAAATCCTGCAATAACATCATCAGGAACTTTGCTAGGATTTGATGTTGCTCTATTGTCATCTATTGCTTCAATTGTGCCTAAATTATTTGCTGATGAAATATCATTTGGAAAAATTATGTAAACATCATCTGCTTCTATTTCTTTGCCTTCGGCTTGTTGTCTAACTAAGTTATTATTAATCACCGTTGACAAGCTGTTTACACCATCTTGTAAAATTTCTGCAACATTTACACCCGATATAGTAACATCACTCATTACAACATCAATTTGATCGATAAGTGCTTGTTCGTTGTACGGTATTCCTTCAATAGTGTAAGTGCTTCCACCTGATGTAACATCAAATTCTAAGTTCTTAATACTAATTGGTATATGTCTATTAAGTGTTCCATCTAAAGGAACAATTCTGCCTTCGTCGTCATATCCTATAAATTCAACTTGAAGCATAAAAGGACAATCCAAGTAATTTTCCCAGCCTGCTTGTTTACTAGCAATTAACAATGTTTGTAGGAATAACCCCATGCTATAAGGTTCGATAATATTAAAACTAATAAAGGTAGCATTACTATTGCGGCTATTTTGGTTAGCATTAATTAGTGCTTCAATGTTAACATTATCTATAAAGTATTCTAATTTAATACCTAATTGATCTTCATAATAAGATGTAACTTTGTTTGGCAGTCCTCCGCCAGATCTAAGTATAGGAAAAGCTAATCCTTGAGTTTTGTAAGTTGAATTTGGAGAATTAACCTCATTTGCAGTTAATGCAGCAAGGGTAAAAATAGTATTAAATGATGAAAATTGCTTTAATACATTTTTTATAGCCATTTTATAAACCTAGGTACCTTTTTAAATTAGAGTTCTTTGGCAAAAATATTTTTGTGCCAGCAGTAAAGTCAAAAATTGGATCTTTTATAATATCCATGTTACGTTGTGCAAAGACCCACCATAATTTTGCAGTTCCATACAAGTCGAAAGCTAATAAGTCTGGTCTATTTTCGTACTGAGGTTCAATTGTATAAACAATATCGGTATCTTCTGCAGGCACACTGCGTATTTTAAAATAACCTAAACTGCCGTCAGTTAGATATTTTGTTTTGTAATAAGGACTTGTTTTGGTATACTCTGCCATTATAAATATCCTTCGTCAATTAAATTACCTCTAACAAAATCGTCTAGGCTAAAGTTAGCAACTTTATCTCTGCTGTATATTGGTTTCAATACTGCTGTTATTGTGCTTAATGTAGGAACGTGTGTTGTATTGTTGTATGTTCCTACAGCACCTTCCGCTCCAAATGGAACTTCAATATAGTCAACATTATTTGGTAGATCTACCGTAAAATCTGTTAACACACACGGAATATTATTCATAACGTAGTTTCCATAACCGTTTAGCTTTACAACAGGCGGTGGTGCACCTTTATTAGATGTGTTTCCATATGCCATTTTAGTTAAACTTCTAAGAAAGTGTGTTGCTGCAACCCAATATTGGCCATCTTCTCTAGATTGTACAGGAATTTGTCCAGATATTTGTATATCATTAATTCTACTGCTTTCGTATTGAGGAAATGCATAATTATTATGCACAGGTGCTAAATCTGAATAGTTAGCACTACTTTGCATAAGTATAGTTGGAACAATCGGAAAGACAAATGAATAATTTGTATTACGTAAAGGAGCAAGAATAGGACTATCATTAAACGCTGTAAGGTCAGGCATAGATATTCTTACACGCCAGTCGGTAGTTTGATCATCATCTACAAAATTTGCAAACGCCCTGTTAAAATTTCTTGGCTCTGCGCCAGCAGGTAATGATCTACTTCTTATGTTTGACATAAAAAGATTAGCGTTTTCTGTATAAACTGCAACATCAATTTCTGTGCTGCCGGATGTTGTATCTACTGATAGACTTATTTGTGGATCTGCCATGGGAAACTCCTATAGTAGTATTTAGTTGACAAAATTAACAACGTGTATTATTATAATAATAAGATTTTAGGAAGAATTAATGAAAAAAATAAATTATCTAAACAATAAAGATATGCTTGCGGAAATACACAAGTCAAAAAATACTTTTTGTAGTTTTGTAGAGCCTGAATATGCAAACTATGATATTATTTTACCTAGTTTAGACAAAGTTAACATTAGAACTATTGCAGAAGCAAAACGTAATAAAGCAAAAAAACAAGGTCAACAAGCATACGAAGCTGCAAAACTAGTAAACAAAAAAGTTAAAATGGCAGAGTTTGAAGTTGACTATAGAACTATACAAAAAACAGAGCTTGTGTTCCGTATTATGATGTTTGATCACGTTCCAGACGAACCAGGACGTAAGAAAAATCCTAAAACCGTTGCAGATCATAAAACAAAACTAAATTTTCCTCCATTTCAACACTATAAATTTGACGATGACGACAATTTAATATGTGTAGGCAAAAGTCATTGGGTTGGAGGAATGGAAAACGGACATTTTAGTAAAACTGATGGTAAAGCAACCAATAAACTTGCAACTATGTGGTTAAAACTTGTAGATAGGTATGCTACTCGTGGTAATGTTCGTGGTTATACCTACAATGACGAAATGAAGGGGCAAGCAATATTGCAGTTAGCCCAGATAGGACTACAATTTGATGAATCTAAATCCAACAATCCTTTTGCTTATTATACCGCTGCTGTTACTAATAGCTTTGTGCGTGTCATTAATTTAGAAAAACGCAATCAAAACATTCGAGACGACATTCTTGAAATGAATGATATGAATCCTAGCCACACAAGAACACATCAAGGCGAATGGGAAGCAGCATTAAGACGTCAATCAGAAACAAAATAGGTTGATCTTACTTAAAATTTAGTTTATAATAACTTAGAAGTGGAGATTTCTATTGTTTAAAAAAGCAGCGGTGTTTACAGACATACATTTAGGTATGAAAGGCAACTCACGTGTCCATAATCAAGATTGCGAAGACTATATCGATTGGTATATTGCAACAGCAAAAGCAAACAATTGCGAAACAGGCATCTTTTGTGGTGACTGGCATCATAATAGGAATAGTCTTAACCTTACAACTATGGATACAACCATTAGGTTGTTAGAGAAACTAGGTGAATCCTTTGAAAACTTCTATATGTTTGCTGGTAACCACGACTTGTACTACAAAGACAAGCGTGATGTAAGTTCAACTGAATTTGCAAGACACATACCAGGTATTACCGTTGTAGAAGACATGCAAGTTATAGAAGATGTAGCACTGGTTCCATGGTTGGTAGGTGACGAATGGCGGCGTATAGAGAAGTTGCAAGCAAAATACCTGTTTGGACACTTCGAACTGCCCAGCTTCTATATGAATGCCATGGTGCAAATGCCAGATCACGGTGAACTAAAGAGTGAACACTTTAAGAATCAAGAGTATGTGTTCTCAGGTCACTTCCATAAACGTCAGAAGCAGGGTAAGATTCATTATATTGGTAATGCTTTCCCACACAACTATGCTGATGCGTGGGATGATGACCGCGGTATGATGATATTGGATCGTGAGAACAATGCGGAACCTGAGTACGTCAACTGGCCAGAGTGTCCTAAGTACCGTACGGTTAAGTTATCGCAATTAATCGACGAAAAAGATACACTAATTAAACCTAGTATGTATCTTAGAGTCACTCTTGATATCGATATCAGTTACGAAGAAGCAACATACATCAAAGAAACCTTCATAGAACAATACAAGTGTAGAGAAATTACACTTATTCCGCAAAAACATATAGAAGAAATTAATACAGACTTGGATATTGAACAATTTGAAAGTATTGATCAAATTGTTAGCAACGAAATTCAAGCAATTGATAGCGAACAATTTAACAAAAAGCTATTACTAGATATTTACAACGAGTTAACATGATAAAAATTAAAGATTTAACCGTAAAAAACTTTATGAGTGTGGGTAATGTTACCCAAGCAGTTGACTTCAACAAGGAGCAACTCACTCTAGTGCTTGGTGAAAACTTAGATCAAGGAGGTGATGATACTGGATCACGTAACGGTACAGGTAAAACAACCATTATTAATGCATTGTCTTACGCATTGTACGGTCAAGCACTAACAAATATCAAGCGTAACAACTTGATTAACAAAACTAACAGCAAAGGTATGTTAGTTACCTTAAACTTCGACAAGGGTGGTAATAGTTATCGAATCGAACGTGGTAGATCTCCAAATGTTCTTAAATTTTATATAAATGAACACGAACAAGAAGATTTAACTGACGAATCACAAGGCGATAGTCGTAAAACACAAGAAAGTATTAACAATTTACTAGATATGAGTCACGATATGTTCAAGCATGTGGTTGCATTGAACACATATACCGAGCCTTTCTTAAGTATGCGGGCAAATGACCAACGTGCAGTTATTGAACAACTACTTGGTATTACTATCCTTACTGAAAAAGCTGACTTGCTTAAAGAAAAAGTTAAACAAACGAAAGATCTTATTACTGAAGAAACACTAAAGATCAATGCAATAGAAGCCAGCAACAAAAAAATCCAACAAAGTATCGAAACACTTGCTGGAAGACAACGTGCTTGGCTTGCAAAACGTAAAACTGACGAAGATAAATTACAAACAGCACTCGAAGAGTTAGAAAAACTAGATATCGATGCAGAATTAGAAGCACATGAGAAGTTAACCAACTGGACAGAACTGAATAATCGCATAACTAGTTTGAATAAAGAAAAAGCAACACTAGAAGCAGCATTAATTAGAGCAACTAAAGGTGTTGACAAAGCAGAAAAGGATATTAGAGAACTTGACGATGCTATTTGTTACACTTGCGGTCAAACGCTTCATGCAGATAAAAAAGCGGAAATTGAAACACGCAAACAAAAAGAATTAAGCGATGCACTTGCTTATCAAACAGAAGTTGCCGACAAATTAGAAGCAACTTTAGGTTTTTTAACCGAAATAGGAGATATTAATGGGCGTCCTAACACATTTTATGAGAGTGCTAAAGAAGCATATGAACACAGAAACAACGTAGATAATTTGCGCAAAGCACTGATAAGTAAAACGCAAGAAGAAGATCCTTATCAAGCACAAATTGATGACTTAACAGACACAGCATTGCAAGAGATTAATTGGCAACCTGTTAATGATTTAACTAACTTGAGAGAACATCAAGAGTTTTTACTAAAACTTTTAACAAACAAAGACTCGTTCATCCGCAAAAAAATTATCGATCAGAACTTAGCGTACTTGAACAACAGGCTTACATACTATTTAGACCGACTAGGCTTACCACATCAAGTAGAATTCCAAAATGATTTGTCAGTTATGATTACACAACTAGGACAAGACTTGGACTTTGACAACTTATCAAGAGGTGAACGCAACAGGCTGATACTAGGCATGAGTTGGGCATTCCGTGATGTTTGGGAATCATTATATCAAGGCATCAACTTGTTGTTCATTGACGAGCTTATTGACTCTGGTATGGACACTGCTGGTGTTGAAAATGCGCTCGCTGTACTCAAGAAGATGGGTAGAGAGCGTAGCAAAAATGTTTTCCTCATCTCACACAAAGACGAACTTGTTGGTAGAGTCAATCATGTAATGAAAGTTATCAAAGAAAATGGCTTTACTTCATATGAAAACGATGTAGAAATTATCGAATGAGCGACGATACACACGACAAATTAGTAAAAACTTATCTAAATTATTTTGAAGCAAATGAAAAGTTTGAAAGAGGTCCTAGTGAAAGAACAAAACGTTCTGCTAGAAGAGAACTAAGAAAACTTATTACATTAGCAAAACAAAGGCAAGAAGAAGTAGCACAAACATATTCAGAGGTTCTTGCTGACATTAGAGCAAGCGGCAAATGGGCAGTTAATAAAGGCAAAGCAAAAAAATCAAAAAAGGCAAATAATAATAATTTTAGCGATACATAATGTATGAGTTGGATGTACAAAGGTAAAAAAGTTGAAACAATTAACGACGAATACGAAGGCTTTGTATATCTTATAACAAATTTAAAAACGCAACAAAAATACGTAGGCAAAAAACTAGCAAAGTTTAAAACAACCAAGCCACCACTTAAAGGCAAAAAGAACAAACGCAGAGGTTACAAAGAAAGTGACTGGCGTGAATACTGGGGAAGTTCAGATAGACTGAACGAAGATGTAAAAAACTTAGGCGAAGAAAATTTTTCTCGTGAAATACTTTACTTCTGTAAAAGCAGAGCAGAAATGAGTTATATTGAAGCACGAGAACAATTTGATAGGCGTGTATTAGAAACAGACGAATACTACAACGGTATCATCAATGTAAGAGTTGGTGGTTCAAATAAATTACGCCAGGCACTACTAGAACACAAATAGGCTATATATTGAGCTCTAAATAAACTCCAAGATCCAGCCGAGGTTATGCTCGTTGCCGGTGGTGTGGAATGCTCACGTGAAGAAGTATACGATAGGCTTTAAAGGATAGTGGCTCTGAGAAAAAGCAACCACATGGTAAGTGTTTTCGCTTGTTAGGGAACAACTGCCTTCCGTTGATATGACGAAGCTAGAGTAGGGGGATACAGGTCAACCGCCTCCACTTAATGTTAAGTCAAAGTAACATTAACTTGTTTAGTGTTAAATTGAAATAACATTAAAATCTCTTTTAACAAGATGGCTGAAGCGACTCGAATAATGCGCAAAACCATGTTCGCCCGGCAACGGGCGAATTATGACTTCACAATCTGAATAATACTAAATGCATATGCTTACGCATATGCCTTAACTAATACTATTATCACAAACAAATAGTTCGTGTTGAGCGATAGCGATAACACAGATGAACAGAGTTCATCTTATAATAACTAAATACATTATACAGCTGGAACACTTCTGAATGAAACTAAATGAAATTGGATTAAGAGATAGTACCTCTATTATAGCACAACGAAGTATATTACTTGAGTCACCTGTTGCAGGTGTTAGTCCACGTATATTGGAAACTAGTAGGGCAATTTACTTTATTGGTAGTTCAACTGATGTTTTTAAATTTCCTCTTGATGATGCAGGTAGAGAACAAGCACAAGAATTAAAAAGGGCTTGGAGAAGAAGAGGTGGAAGAGCAGCATTACGTAGAAGTTATGCTGGTTTTAAAACAACTATGGCATCAAGTGCTAGAATAAGTTCTTATGCACAAATTACTCCAAGAACTTTACCTAGAACTGCTAGACTAATAGGAAGCACAGCTTTTAGATCATTTTTTACATTTTTACAATATTGGAATGTAGCAGATAGTCTTAGAGACGGAATGATTTTTAATATTGCAAGTTACGAACAAGATTTTCAAGACGGTGTAATTGACGAAACAGAATTTCAAGACAGAGTTCAAGTAGCATACGGTGTATTTGCTGCGGCTATTGCTCCGGTTATTCTAAGTGCTCTAAGAGCAGGTATTAGATCTATAATTAGAATATTAAGAAACATTAGACGTGCTATTCAAGCAAGATCAACTGCTGCATTGTTTACAGGGGCAGGAACGGTACCAGGTATTGTTACTTTAATAGGAAGTCAAGTTGCTTATATGGTTATTGCTAGGATTTTAACCAGTGCTTATGTGCAAGGTAAATTTACTGATTGGATCATTGAGTGGGGACAATCATCTGTTTTTGGAGCAATATTCCAAGGCGGTGTTGAAACTGCTGGCACACTATTACAAGCAGCCGCAGCAGCACTTAATGCAGCAACAAATGGATTAATTGGTAGTCCAGATTTGTTTAGCGCTCTTGGCGGCACAGAAGCAATGGGCGGTGAAGCATATACAAAAACTATCACCGAAATACCAGGATTAGAAGGCAGTGCATTTGCTACACAAGAATGGGCAAAACTTGTATTCCAAGATTTATTGTTTCCTCCAGGCACAAGTGTAGAAGATAAACTTGTACCATACATGGACAGAGAAATGCGTGAAAACAGAATGGCAGAAGTGTTTGGTCCATTTACAATGCCAAATGACGAACAACAACCTACACAAGACGAACCATATGATGATGCAATATTGAGAAGAGCTAGAGGTTTAGGAAGTATTACACCTAGTGGCAATAATAATCAATCAAGACCGACTAGTACAGGACAATCGACTCAACCTATGGTTCCTACCGGCAGAGTTAGTAGTAGCCGTCCAAGAATATCTCAACCGTCAACTAGACCAGGCGATGAAACTAATGCACTAGATGCTATTGCAGCAGATAATGCTAGATAGTTGGCATTTTAGTTGCTTTCATAACATCTAAATTGTGTTTAATGATGTTATTGTATATTTCCATATCACCTA